CCTTCCATGATACCATTTACAAAGGCACCAGGCGCTGAAGGATCTTGGACAATATCTACGGTATTAAGAATGAAGTCGTCACGTACATACATCGTGCCGTTCTTCGACTCAAGACTACCCATGCCACGAGTTGACACACCTAGTTGAACACCACCTTCAAGAAGACCTTTAACAATCTTACCCATTGGAGTATCCAATATCTGTGCCTTTCCTACCACATCATTTCCCTCGAACTTGAGGTCTGTGATGAGGTGTGAAACTTTGTCTAAGTTAACGGTTGGCCCTTCGGGGTGGTTTAGTTCCCCAACCGCACGTTTCTTAGATACTTGTTCATCAACGTAACGACCTACTGCCCTTTCCATAATTGCTTTAGGGTAGATACGTCCGTTGCGATTCTTTTGGTCTGCTTGTGCAAACACACCTTCGATGACATAATTCTTGTCACCGTTTTCTTTTTTCTCAACGATACACTGGATATCGTTTTCTTGATATTCTGCGATAAGCTTCATTAGAACTCCTTTGCGAAAGCGATTCCCGCCTTCTCCGCTTCTTTTTGCGAACGAAAGGTATCTAACTTGTCACCATCTATATAGGTGGTAAACTTACCCTTCTCTTTATGCACCATAACTGTGTGCCGGTTTACCTTCTTGTCGAACATGTGTTCGCCAGGCGGCATACCTTTAGATCTTTTTTCGCGGATTTGTTGAAACGTTTTCATAAGAAATCTCTAGTCTTGTACAGAATATTTATACATATTCGGATCTAGACTTCCTCTTCCTCTTCCGTTTCCATATCCTCTTCAGGTTCGGAGTCGTCCAGATCTTCTACGTCAACTTCTTCCTCTTCCGGTTCAACGTCCCCTTCGGGTTCGCCGTCACCATAGAGATTAGATGCAATCTTGATCTTTGCTTGATCCATTGCATCAGAAAGTCGATCACTAACCATGTCATTAAACTGTGCTTCCGCACCAACAAAGTTCTGATCTTCTACTGACTTCAAAAAGTCTGCAATCGGGTTTGGTGCATCGATAGGATCTGCTCCAACTTCACCTACAACTACGTCATCATCTGGCATTATTAAGACTCCTCATCTTGTTTATCATCTTTATCTACCGGTGCCTTTTTAGGTGCCGGTTTCTTTGGTTCCGCAGGTGGTTTACCTACGGGGGGTTTTTCATCATCCTTCTTTTCGTCTGGATCATCAATGTCACCAGATGCAACCTCACCATCGATCTCTTTCTGCATTTGTTCAAGATCTTCATCGGTGAATCGCATGATATTACGTTGTACCCATTCTTTAGATACATACTCACCCACGAAACCTACCATCTCATTCATGAGTCCTGCACGTTCTCTAAAGATTTCCATCTCCTTCAATTCAGTGAAGTGATTATCACGAACGAAGTCAACGTATATATTATCTTTCCATTCCTCCCAATCCTGTTCAGTAATGATAGACTTGAGAACTAGTTGTTTTCTCAGAATACCAAGGAACAGATTTGCGAATCGTCTGCGTAGTTTGTCAATAAACTTCTGGAACTTCACCTCATCTCTTGAGATCTCTGTAGATCTACCCATAGAGAACTGTGATTCTTGTTCCAAACGATTCACTGGGACATTCAGAGAACGGTATAGTCTCTTCTGAAAATAAATGATATCATCTATCTGTCCCAGATTATCGCCGCCTGGCAGTGTTGATATCTCGGTACCACGTCCACCTTCTTTACGTGGTAACCAGAAGTCTTCAAGCATACTCATATGCTTACGGTCATCTTTGAGTTGACCAGTACTCGCATCATAGACTAACTTGTTACGATACTTCGCCATGATGTCTTTCATGTATTCGTTTGCCTTACCACGTGGCATGTTACCCACATCTATATAGAAGATTCTACGTTCGGGTGCACGTGCAAGACGATAGATTACAAGACTGTCTTCCATCATACGCAATTGGTTGATGGGTTTTAGTGACTTATGTAGGTGTGACAAGATCTTCTTTCTAGACTCGTCCAGTACACCAGATGTCACATAACTTACAGCGTCCATAGACAATTTGACAGATGAGTTGGTTTGGCCGGGTTTCTCGTCATAAACGTAAAACTCTTCTACCTTATCAACTATCTTAACGTTTGTCGCCTGGTCTTTCTTGTACTTAATTTCTTTTACTTTACGGATCCGTGCAGAATCGATGTGACGGATCTCTTGTATACCTGCTTTTAGGTTAGAGTCGTTAACGAGTAGGTGGTGTACACATCGTCCGTCAACGTACCACGATCTGAAAATGTCGTGACCTAGATCGTTGAAGTTCAACATACTAATTACTTTGTCAAACTCCAATCGAATTGTATCTTTGATTTTATCGTTTGCTTCGATATCATCTAGTGAAATCTTTACTGAGGATTCCAACTCAGAGGCAGTGATTGCTTCATTTACGATCTCTTCAATCGCCATATCCACTTCTGGATGTTGTGCAACTCCACGGTAGCGCATGATTAACTGGTGGTTATCTTTTGCTTGATCCCCATCCATGTTAATGTATTGTCCATAGTAACCCGCAGCACTGGTGACATAACCTGCACCGTCCGGATCGGTAGGAGTTACTGGAGACTGGAGCTTCTGGACAGCTTGTCCTTTACCTGCTCTCTTGATCTCGAATCCAAATAACTTTAATATACTGCCGTTTTCTTCTGCCATACGTATTCTCTTATAAAATAAAGGGAGCCCGTTTGGACTCCCTAATATTTAGTCTTGCATTAAGATGTTGTATTTGATTCCCAATACTGGTAAGCAAATGTCACATCAAATGTTTCGATCTCACCTTTTGTATCATAACTCAAACTAATTGCACCGACAGTTTCGGGGAATGCACCACGAATGTCAACACGTTTGATAACAGACTCATCACGATCGAGTTGTTCAACAAAAAGATCAGTCTGATAATCAATAGGGTTTACAAGACCTGAATTGCTCTTGTGTCCGTTGATACCGTTAGACCATCTTTCCATTGCGTCACGAACGCCAAAGTTTGTGTCATTGATTATGGTTACCGTCCAAGGTTCAAATGTTCTCTCGGATGCCATCTTCAGTTCACGACCTCGGAAGTTAACAACAAAGTTACCTACCTGAGACTGTGGAAGTTGTGCGGTTTTACATAGAAATGAAGTCTCTTCCGCATCACCACCTGCATATGCAGGGAAATTGATAGTGCATCGGAAAAGGTTCGCTCTAGCGCCTCCGCCACGGAGTTTTGACTTGAAGTCATCTACGCCTAAAATTGCCATTTCTTATTCTCCTTAAACCGCGCCAACGACTTCTTCGAAATCTACACCGGTTCTAACTGCTACGAAGTTTAACGTTACGTAGTTGATAGATCGTGCAGGCTTCACGAAGATTGAAGCGACGAATGAGTTAGTGTCGATAATCTGACCAGTGTTATTTGTTTCATCACAAACTACACGGAAGTCGGTAATACCTCGACGCCCTTGAACTTCCCGAAGGAAAGGTTCTACAATGTTTACGAACTCAGCACGAGAAAACTCGTCATTGAACTCGAATAACACATTTTGTGCAGCACCCTTAATTGCTCTTTCTAATACTAGGAACAGTCTACGAACGTTAATACGGTCGAACGCTGAAGGTTTACCTAGGAAAGTCTTGTCACCCTGTAGAGTAATACCCTGTCCTGGCAAGTTAGCGATTGGGTTAACACCTGCTTTATATAGTGTGTCTCTTTGCGAACGAGTTGCGTTGTATGCAATAGAGGTTACACCAAGATAGTTACCACGTCTTGTACCTGCGGGAGAGAACCAAGGAGCAGCGACATCATCTGTCGACGCCATTAGTCCAGCAGTGGACGAAGCAGCAGGGATAAACGTATACTTGTCGTTGTACTTATCGTACACTTTCAAGTAGTTGTTATCAACCACCAAGTAAGAAGACTTAGTAAACGTAGCAGCAGTAGTAATGATGTTAGTAATAACCGTTGAGGGGTCATTAACACCAACAACCGCAGCACGGTTAGGAGATGTAACAACAACACAGTCTTTACGTTCAGTAGCAGTAGCGACCAAATCGTTAACAACAGTTGCTTGATCTGTACCCGAAGATAACGAGGGTGCGATCAACATGTCTATCTGAATAGTGTTTTCGTCTTCGAATTGATCGTGAGCGGTACTAAACTCTGCCGTGCCTAAGACACCAGAGTTTACACCGTACGCGAGTGAACCAGTTTTGGGTGAAGTTGTTTGATCCGCACCGTGAGAAGTATTAGTGAAAGCTGCAGCAGTGGTAGCTGCGCCATATACACCGGGCTTATTAGCACCCCAAACATATGAAGAACGGTCATCAAGTACGTCAAGAATGTAGTTCTTAGCACCGTCAGATGTTTTTGCATCACTAGCAAGAGAGACGTTAGCAAACGTTTCCAAAATAGTGTTAGGGGTTCCAGAGAAAGTACCATCTTCGTCTACAATCGCAACGTGAACTTCGTCAAGTGCAGCAGCACCATCAACAGAACGTGTTGAAACATAGTCAGATGTACCGGGCTTTGCGTCAAATGCACCGCTGTATGCCCAACCATTCCATGCGGAATCGCGTGAACCACAGACAGAGACTGACAGAGAGTTACCAGCATCACCAGCATACTTTGCAATGAAGTTTCCAACCGCAGTAGACTTTGAGTTATCCCAGTCATCTCGATTAGAGATCAAGTCTACTGTAGAACCACTGTCTACTGCATTCTTTGCAGCAGAAGTCGCACCACGTACAACGTAGAGACTGTTGGAATATTTCAAAAACTGATTTGCAGATAGGAACTCGATTGCATTTGCATCGGTTGAGAATGAGGGGTCGCCAAAGTTACTTACCAGTTCGCCTTCGTTGCCGACGAGTACTGGTGTGTTAACTGGGCCCCAAGCAAAGTTTCCCACAATCGCACCAGTAGAAGTAGTTACGCCGGGCACTATGCCTGACAGATCCACCTCTTTGATGGCAACATTCGGGGATTCAGACCTTAGAAGAGCCATAATCGTA